CTGCACATGATCGATGGGAGCGGGGTTGCCTCGCTCTCGGCCGACAGCCATCTCCATCTGGTCGCGCACGCGTCGACGACGCCCTATGCCGAGTCCCGGTGGGTGCTGAACGGGGACGACAGCACGCTTACGCTGCCGGGGCCGATTCGCGCGCTCGATGGCACGCCCACCGCACCTAGCTATAGCTTCGCGAGTGCGCCGGGACTGGGGATGCGGGCCAATCTTGATGCTCCCGCCACCCCGTGGATCGAGTGGCGGGAGCCCACCGGAGGGTACGTTGATTTTGGCTCGTATGACTCGTTGCCCGCCGGGGGTACGGAACTCGATGTACACGGGCGACTGGGCACTACGGTTGGTTTGGGGGTGTGGGAGAACACGGGAGAAGAATCCGCCTATCTGTACAGCTTGAAGCCGTTAGAAGTGCATAGCGCCGCGAGTGTGGCGCTCGTGGTGAATGGGGCGCATAGGTGGGACGTGCCGGTGTCAGGTCACTTTCTGCCTGGCGTAGATAATGGCTACGATCTCGGCGATCCCACCCACCAGATCCGCGACCTCTATCTCGCGGGCAGCATCTTCATCGACGGGGTGCCGCTGACTCCCGGCGGGATGACGAACCCGATGACCGCGCCGGCCGATCTGATCGTGGGCGGCACGGCCGGCGCGCCGACGCGCCTGGGCGTGGGAACGAACACGCAAGTCCTGACCGTCGTCTCGGGCGCGCTCGCGTGGGCGACCCCGGCCTCCGGCGGCATGACGAACCCGATGACCGCGGTGGGCGACCTGATTCGCGGGGGCACCAGTGGTGCGCCGACGCGCCTCGCGGTGGGCGCCAACGGCACGTGGCTCACCCTGTCTGGCGGCGTGCCGACGTGGGCCAGCTTGCCCGTGGACCCCGGCTTTGCCAATCCGATGACTGCCGTGGGGGATCTCATCCGCGGCGGGACGAGTGGGGCGCCGACGCGCCTCGCGGTGGGCAGTAACGGGAACTGGCTGACGCTCGCGGGTGGGGTGCCCACGTGGGCCGCGCTGCCGGTCGATCCGGGGTTCGCGAACCCGATGACGACCGCCGGCGACGTCATCATTGGCGGCGCCAGTGGCGCGCCCGCGCGACTCGGCATTGGCACGACGGGGCGCGTGCTGACGGTGGTTGCAGGTGCGCCGGCCTGGGCCGCACCCAGCGCGGGCGTCACCGTGGTCCCGCTGTCCCTGGACGCGGCGCGGCTCCCCGAAGGCTCGACGAACAACCTGTTCCCGCAACCCGTCGAGCGCGTGTCAACGGGCACGGCCCCCAGCGGAGCGCCCAAGGTCATCACGCTGACCTACCAGTTCGACCAGGCGGGCACGGTCCCGGCCGGGGCCGAGTTCCTGCTGTGGAGGATGCCGGTCCCGGCGAGTTACTCGGGCGGCGCGATCACCCTGGTCAGTAAGTGGTCGATGGTATCGGCGATCACCGGGAACATCCGGCCCGTGGCCGCGCTCGCCCCGGTGGTCGATAGCTCGACCGACGTCCGCGCCGCGATCTTCAATACGCCCAGCTTCTCGGCTGACGTCGCCGTGCCCGCGACGCTCGGCCAGCAGAAGGAAATCCGCATCGGGCCCCTCGACGCGACGAACGTGGCCGCCGGGCGCACGATGATGGTCATGCTCGGCATGTGGGCCGCGACGGCGAGTGACGCCCTCAACGACCGTGTGCTGGAAGACGCCTGGTTGGAGTTCGCGTGAGCGTCGATTTCAACGGGGGCACCAACCGCGTGGTGACGAGCGGCAACCTCACGACGGGCGCGCTCGCCTCGTTCGGCGCCTGGATCTATCCGCTGGGGCTGGGCGGCGGGAACTCGGGCTGTATCTGGGCGCACGGGGTGTCCGGCTCGATGCGATCGGTCCTGGGGTGGACGGGCACGGCCGGCGAGAACAAGCTCCGGTATCGGTGCCAGCGGGCGACGACGGGCGGCACGTGGGACATGACCACCGCATTTCCGGCGATCAACACGTGGCGCTGGGTCGGTGTGACCTACGATGCCGGGTCGACGGGGAATCATCCGATCCTGTACGTCCTCGACTCGGAGAGTCGAGCGTGGTCGGTGCTGACGAACGGCGCGGGGCTGACGCGCACCTCGACGCCGTCCGGGGCCATGCCGTCGGATAACGTGGCCGTCCGCTTCGGGAACATCTCGGCGCTCTCGCAGCAGTGGAACGGCTTCCTCGCGCACCTCTTCAGTTACAGCCGTATCCTGACCGACTCCGAGATGCGGCTCGTCGCGTATCGGGGAGCGCGGCGTCTGCCGCGGTCGCTCTTGTTCTCCTGGCCCGCGGCCCGCTTCGTGGGGGGCACCGTGCTGGATGAACTCGGCCTCCTGCCGGGGACGCCGAGTGGCACCGGGACCGCGGCGTCGGCCCCCGAACAACATCCCCCGGCGCGGTGGTGAGGCGATGAGCTATCGGTGGCTGGAGACGAGCGACAAGCTCACGTACTCGATCCTGCCGCAGAGCCTGCGCGCGAACTACTACAACCTCGCGGTGTGGATCAAGCCGCACACGATGGGCGCGACGAACAACGGCACAATCATCCATCACTCCGCGCGTCCGCAGTTCCGGTTCAACGGCACGGCCGGCTCGCTGAAGCTCCAGTGGTCCTGGCTCTACAGTGGGAACGATCCCATCTGGACGCTCGCGGGCACGTTCCCCCTCGACACGTGGGTGCATCTCGTCGTCACGCACGACACGCGCAACAACAGCAACAAGCCGATCGTCTACCAGAATGGCGTCCCGATCACGGTGACGACGACGGTCGCCCCGACCGGCACGCCAGAACTCGCCGGCACGGGCTGGATCGGCAGCGATGGCGGCACGACTCGCACCTGGAACGGGTGGATGGCCGACCTCGCGATCTGGGGCGGGCGGATTCTCGCGGCCGACGAGGCCCGCTCGATCTATCTGCGCGGCGCGCGCTCGGTGATTCGCAACCAACTGCTGCACTACCCGATGCGGATGCTCACGGGGACCGACGCGAAGGACGCCAGCGGGCATGACCGGCACGGCACCGGCACCGGCCTCACGGTGGATGCGGACGCCGGCTTCCGCGGCCTGAACGTGGGCACCCAACTCATCGCGTGAGCGAAGGGAGACACGATGTTCCGCCCTAAGCTGAACCTGGTGGTCATCGACCCCGCATCGGGGCGCTCCCGGCCGGGCGCCTTCGTCACCATCTACTGGGCGAACACGCAGTCGCTCGCGGCGTTGTACGCGGACGACGACGTCACCGCACTGGCGAACCCGGCCCAGGCCGACGCGCTCGGCATGGTGGTCGCGCGCGTCAATCCGGGAATCTACGACATCGCGATGACGTGGGAGGGCGCGGTCCCGACCATCGTCGAGGACGTCCTCGCGTGGACCCCGGAAGCCGCGGTCATCGTGGAACCGGGCGATCTCATCCGGGGCGCAGCCAACGGCGGCCCCGAACGCCTCCCGGTCGGTGCGGACGGGTACGTGCTGACCATGACCGGCGGGCTGCCCGAGTGGAGTTCGCCGACGAGCGGGCTCCCGGCCGGCGTGCTGGGCACGATGTTCGTCCGCGATCCGGCCGAGACCGTCGCGGCCCTCGCGCCCGGCACCGAGGGGCAACTGCTCGCGATCCTGGGCGGCAAGCCGCAGTGGGCCACGCATCTGCCCGATCCGCCCGGCACGCTGCTCCCGATCTCCCAGCGCGGCGACCTCGTCGTCGGCTCCGACGTGGGCACGCCGACGCGCCTGGCGCGCGGAGCGACCGGGCAACTCCTGGCTGTCGAGGCTGACGGGGATCTCATCTGGATCGACGCGCCGACGCCGCCGGGGCCGGTCGGCGACATGGACAATCCGATGCTCGCGCTGGGCGACCTCATCGTCGCGGTCGACGCCGCGGGCCTGCCGGGGCGCTTGCCGATCGGGACGACGGGCCAGGTGCTGACCGTCGTCTCGGGCGCGCCGCACTGGGCCGATGCGGCGAAGCGGCGCGTCGTCGAGACCACGCTGCCCCTGGAGGGCGCGCGCTTTCCCGACGGCTCGGCCGGCAACAACTTCCCGTCGCCGATCGAGTGGGTGTCGACGGGGGCGCCGCCGGCCACGATGCCGAAGATCACCAGCTTCGCCTACCAGTTCATGCCCCTGCTTCAGCAGTCGCTGCTCTGGAAGGCCTTTGTCCCGCAGGGCTACAGCGGTGGCGCGATCACCGCGGTCCTGAAGTGGCGCGCGCCGGGCATCACCGGGCAGATCCGCTTCCGCGTCGCGCTCGGGCCCGTGGTCGACATGGGCACCGATCTCACGACGACCCTGGTCCTCAACGCGCCGACGGTGTCCGCGCCGCAGAATCTCCCCGGCACCGCGAACCTCCAGGCCACGGTGCGCCTCCCGCTCGATCAACTGGCGAACGTCGCCGCGGGCCGCACCGTCCACGTCAACGTCGCCATCATCGAATCCGGTGCTGATCCCGGTGCGGTCATCCTGGAGCAGTGCTGGCTGGAGTGGACGATCGACGCATGAGACTGAATCTGAAACTCGCGTATCCGACGCTACCGGGCGATGCGACCGAACGACAGACCACCGCGGCCCTCATCCGGCACGCGGTGACCTCGCAGTACCGGGAGGGCATCCCCCGCCTGGAACTGCGCGTGTGGGGCAAGATCGAGGCGCTGCTCGACGGGCCCGACGACGAGATCGATCTCTCGACGTCGCAGTGGACCTTCATCCGCGACGCCGTGAACAAGGCCACGTGGCCGGTCCCGTGGACGAAGATGGTGCTGGTGTTCCTCGACGCGCTGGAAGAAGCCGAGCGAGCCGCGTGAGTGGCGATCACTCTCAAACCCCTCGTCATCCCGCCGCGCCCGCCGGAATTGCCGGCGACGCCGCCGCCGGCCACGTCGGCCGATCCCCAGACGAAGGGGCCGCATCTCCGCAACGACGCGTTCATCACGCGCTGGGTCGAAGAGTTCGAACGCGTCGTCAAGGACTGCTGGATCGCGCTCGGCCAGGTCTTGCAACTCATCGACGCGCGCCTGGTCTACCTGGAGACCCGCGTCGCGGACACCTACACCTGGGGCCAGCGCGGGACGCTGACCGACGAAGAGGGGATGGCGCTCCCGCTCCGGGTGGTGCGCGACGAGAAGATCGTGGAGTTCACGATCGCGTCCGAGAAGCCCGGCAGTGGCACGATCTCCATCGAGTTTCGGATCAACGGGACGAACTTCCAGACGCTGTCGCTCCCCGGCAACAGTCCGTTCGTCGCGATTCCGGTGACCCCGGCGCGGAACGTGTTGAAAGACGATAAGCTCGCGCTCTTTGTGAAGAGCCCCGGCACGGCGGAAGACATCGTCGTCCAGGCGCGGTGCGTCTGATGCCGCAGATCCGCCTGCATGAGGTCGCGAAGCTCACGTCCGACGACGGCAATCCGCTCGATCTGTGGGCGGGCCCGACCGGCGAGGAACTGGGCGCGTGCTACCTGGCGACGGGCTCGCGCAAGGGCGGGTCGTCCAAGGTCTTCCGCCTGCGCCAGGGCGACTCGGACGGCGCCTGGAAGGACGAGGGCGTGCCATCGGGCGCGGAGACGATGGGGAAGATCCGCAACGACTCCAGCCACATCTACGCGTTCTTCGAAACGGGCGGGCCCTTCATCATCTCGCGCGAGATCGAGAACCCCGGCTGGGGGTTTGAACCGGTGGAGGGACCGGATTTCGTCGGCGGGCGGGGTCTCACGGTGTGGGAGGACACCGTCGTCATCGGCGGCGCCGCGGACTGGAACCTGACGCTCGGCGCCGGGCACGGCAGGATGTTCAGTGGGAGCCATGGCGGCTTCGGGCTGGCGAAAGAGATCGACCCCGGCATCCTCTGGGACGCGGAGTACGACGAAGCCGGCGTCCTGTGGGAGTTCTGGCACCGGCTCACGGACTCCGACCCGGAGACGGCCATCACGTACCGGGGCGGGGAAGTGATTGCGGACCCCTCCGAGGACGTGGCGTGCGCCATGGCGTTCCAGGGCGAGATGTACGCCTGCGGCGACCTGGACGAGCGCGGCAACTGGGTGCGCCGGTTCAACGGCGAGTCCTGGGAGGACGTTCACACCTTCAACCGCTCCACGATGGTCGACCACGTGCAGCGCATCCCGCGGCTCGACGGCCCGCCGGAACTCTGGGCCACGGGCCAGGAACCGTTCGAAGTGTGGCGCTCGTTCGACGGGACGAACTGGGAAGAGGTGCTGCTCCCGAACGACGAGATCATCGCGACGAACAACGACACCAACCAACTCACCGCGGTCGGCTACTTCGACAAGCGCGTGTGGGTCGCGACCTTCGACGACAACCAGCACTGCACGCGCATCTTCGTCGACAAACTCTCGGACCTGTACCTCCAGATCATCTGATGCCCAGCGCGATTCAGCCTCGCGTGGTCGAAGCCCCCGGCGGCGGCCTCATCCGCAACGCCGACCCGCGCCACGTGCCCGACACCGGGTGGAGCGCCGGCCGCAACGTCCGGTTCCCGACCGGCGGGACGCGCGTGCGGAAGACCGACGGCTACGCGCGACTGGATGATCCCGGCTGGACGGGCGAGCCGCTCCGCGCTCTCTGGTGGTACGTCCACCCGTACGGGCTGGCCGAGCCGACGTTGGTCCGCATCGGGCTGACGGGCGCGTGGGCCGGCGTGCCGGGGGGCGACGTGCGCCAGATCGCGACGTTCGCGACGCCGCGCACGCTCGCGGACATCGTCACGATGGACCAGTACGAGGACAAACTCATCTGGGCCGACGGCAAGGAGAACTACGCCTGGAGCGGGACCGAGGACGACGTCGCGGTCCTCATCCCCAACGTCGCGGCCGGCGCGATCGTCGAGGTCCACAAGCAGCGCCTGCTCGTCGGCAACCTCATCGGCCAGCCCTGGCGCGTCGCGTACAGCGATCTCGGCGATCCGCTCGGCTGGCTGGGCGACACGGCCGGCGACGAAAACTTCCTGGAGGACTCGACGCCGGTCATCGCGGTCAAGCTCCTGGGCGATCACGCGATCGTCCACAAAGCGAACCGGCTCTACCGGCTGATCAACGTCGGCCCGCCCGAGGAGTACATCCAGGAAGGCGTGCCGGCCGACGATGGCGCGATCTCCGCGCGCGCGCCGATCTCGATCGGCTCGTACCAGTACTACATCGGGCGCACCAACTTCTATCGTCTGGGCTCGTTCTCGGAGCCGATCGGGGACGCGATCTGGCCCGAGGTCTCGGACGCGATCGACTGGCCGCGCGCGTCCTGGGTCTACGCGTACCGCCGGCTGGAGTACGACGAAATCTGCTGGAAGATGCCGGCGCGCGGCGCCGCGCAGCCGAACCTGACGGCTATCTACAACTTCCGCAACAACACGTGGACCCTCACCGACCACGATCCGGGAACGTGCTTCACCGAACTCCCGCCGCCGGGCCCGCCGAGCGGGGAAGCGCCGGCCGTCGATGCGAACATTCGCCCGGTGCGGGGCGTGTTCGGCCAGGCGACCGGCAAGCTCCAACTCTACGGGGGCCGCAACGCGGACGGCGTCTCGATCGGCGCCTGGGTGGAGTCGCGGCACTTCACCGACGGGTTGCAGCCGGCGCGCGTGCTGGCCGTGCCGGTCTACGCGACGGGCACCGGAGATCTCCGGGTGTACTGTCGCGCCGGGATGGACCCTCGCCAGCCGATGCCGCCCTGGCCGACGCCGCGACTCCTGGCGCTCGATGCGCCGCAGTACCGGCCGTGGGTCGACGTGCGCGTCTCGGGCCGGCTCTGGCAAGTACGCCTGGAGTCGAACCAACTCGACGACGACTGGGAAGTGTCTGCGTACGGCGCCGCGGTGATCACCGGAGGCTACGCGCGATGACGACCGACCTCATCGACGCGCGCATCCAGATCCTGGAGTCCGGGGTTCGCATCGTGCGCCTGGAGGCTGGCGACCTCGCGTGGATTCGCGAGTACGAGCCGATCCTGCGCGTGGCCGCGAAGGATTTTCTGACGCGCGGCGGGATGCCCGGTGAGGCCGCGCGCGTCGTCACCGAACTCCAGGACATCCTCACGCACGGGGGCGCGGTCTGGCTCATCGTCGACAACCAGTACCGGCTGCTCGGGTTCGCCGCCGCGCGACTCCGCACCGCGGCGTGGTCCGCAGGCCTCATCGCCGAGATCCCGTGCTGCTACATGTACCCGCGCAAGACGCCGAAGATCGCGCGGCCCGCGCTCTTGCGCGCCATCATCGCCTGGGCGCGCGAGGGGCACGCGGCGCACCTGTGCTGGACGACGCGCCGGTTCGCGGACGCGGCCTGGCGTCGCATCTCGGGCGCGCGCCGCATTGCGGCCATCTACGAACTGAGTCTGGAGCCAACCGATGGGTGATGCCTGGACCACGTGGACGACGCCGTATCAGTCCGCGCCCAAGTACAAGAACGTCGACCCGCTGCAAAACT